GTTTTTGTATTTGCTGACCAATCCAACGCATTACTGGTACAGCCATTGAATTGCCCATAGCTTTGTAGCGATGTCCGTTGGGGCAATCTTCTGGTTCTTTGCCACGCCAAGATATTTGCGTATAATTGTCTGGGAAGCCCTGTAATCTCTCGCATTCCTTGGGAGTCATTCGTCTAACAGCACTGGACTCTTTCATTATGGGTAGAGTTTCATCAGTTGGATTATATGCGCTGCCTGTTCTAGTCGTTAAGCATTTAGCAACCGCATGCACATCTGTAGCTGTCTGACAGGGTGATAGTTCTACAAAGGGTTCTACCTGATTTCCACCATTCTCTGGTTTTCTTCCTATCCAATTACCGGGCAGGGCATAGGTTACTGCCTGCACACCTTTATAATCAGTAGCAGTAAGAGTTGATGCAACGTCTTTACCTAAAGTTAAAGCAAGTGATCGTTCTGCTATTGTAATAGCTAAGTTTTCTGATCCGCCACCTAAATCTCCACCTTGAGCTCTAAGTGTTCCAACGCCTTCTTTATACCCACCTATACTTGAGGATGTGAATACAAGTGCATCTGACTCTACTCTAGCATTGCCTGTGCGACTGTATGGAGGGCCTGTTCCAACTGTAGGGGCAACTCTTTCCCCCTTTTCTCTGCTCGGCGCAGGATCCCCTGACAGGCTTTCGGGCTCAAATAAAACACTTGCGGCACTTCTCCAGTCTCCAAGACATCCGATAACGAAGACACGGCGGCGTCTTTGTGGAACTCCGAAGAATTGTGCGTCCAGCACTCTCCATGAAAACCCGTACCCGATTTTGCCCAACGCCCCGAGGAAGGTTCCAAAATCTCGTCCGCCGTTGGACGACAGTACACCGGGGACATTTTCCCAGACAAGCCATTTGGGTTTAAGCTGTTCAGCCATTGCAAGATAGGTGAGCATGAGGTTTCCTCGTGGGTCATCAAGTCCTTTCCTAAGTCCTGCGACTGAGAATGATTGGCATGGCGTCCCACCAACGAGAAGGTCAACTGTTTTGTCATTAAGGTTCCATTCTTTAAATTTTGTCATGTCTCCATGATTAGGTATTTCTGGGTAGTGGTGCTTTAAGACAGCACTCGGGAACGCATCAACTTCACTAAACCATTGAGGCTTCCATCCTAAGTCATCCCAAGCAACAGTTGCTGCTTCTACACCCGAACAAACTGATCCATATCTCATCTATTATCACCCGAGCCGCCTAATACGCCTCGTGCCATTCTGCTGTTAAGTTTATTAAGATTTTTCTGCGCAATGGTTTCCATACCAATGCCCAAGTCGGTACAAAGCGCAGCAATATACCATAGTACATCACCCACTTCGTCGGCTACTTTTTCCCGTTCAGTAGGATCAAAGTTACCATTTTTGTCACGCAAGACCTTTTTAATCTTGCCTGCAACCTCACCCGCCTCGCTGAACATACCTAGTGCCGGGTAAATTATTACATCCGCATCTGGATAGATTGCGGTTTTACTTGCCTGTGTTTGATAATCTTCAAAGTTCATGTTGTTCTGCCTCAATAATTTTGTTGATGTACCACTGCGCCTTTTTTAGATCCTCAATGGCATTGCCTTTGTATTTGTGCCGCCAAAGGTATTTCTGAGCGTTTCCGTGGCAGTAGGATTTAAATCCATCATGACCGAGGGCTGCATAAATAGCTTCGATGCATTCTATGCCTGCTTGATTATAATGCGGGGGGCTGTTTACGTTATCTGCCATTAGTTAAGTTTCTTCTTATCAAAAGGGATTATTTTTCTGTCTTTGATGGCTTCCATGAGTTCATCATCTGGCTCAAATAAGACCTCATCTTGCGCTAGAAGTTCTTCGGCAACACGAGCTGTTTGACCTACACTAGAGTAATGGTTCATCAGATCTTCAAAGGAGAGGAACAAACCATTTATCATGTCTGTGAGGTATGTAAGCTCTTCGTCTCCCCTATCCTCAGATAGATTATGACCAGAGAATAGAGCGATGTGACCATCCTCTTTAATTTCTACCATTAAGGTCATTGTGTTTTCTGGTAGCTCATCTTCTCTCATCGTGTAGCTCCTGCCTGTTTTAATAGTTTTAGGAAGTACACAGCATCCACCACTGCCAGTGGGCTCTTCCTATCTGCTTTTATGATTGCAACAGGCTCTATTCCTTCTTTGGAATTTTCTGTGGCCTGATCCATTATCTTATAGATGGCAAAGCTCTTGTAGGCCTTGCACTCTACGCTAATTGGTATCTGTTTACGTGCGGCTGGGCTTAGTTGAACATCTTCTCCCGAGGCCCCCATAGAGGTACTTTTTATGTCGTCAGGCTCAAGATCCGGGAATAACTCTAACAGTCTATCCCGGACCCATTGCTGATGTCGGCGTCCTTTACCCTTAGCACTAGCGGTCTTGATCGCCATCTATAGTTCCTTGCCCTCATACTCTGTGTACCAATAATGGCGAGGACTCTTAGCTTGAGAACTTGTCTGTGGTAGGAATTGTGCATTAGGCCAACACGATGATGTAAATGAACAAAAACCGCATGTAGTAGGAAGACGTTTAGATCCCGTAGGCTTACGACGAAAGCTCTCATCTTCTGGTTCAAAGCAACGCTTAAACTCACCATCAAGAGCCTGTACAGTATCTTTCATACCACCAAGGATCTCTTTAAGTTGAGGCTTTGATAAGTCAGCTTCGACTACCTTTACCTCGCCGCTGCTTTTATCTACAACAACCCATCCGCCGGGTTCTTTTTTCTGTGCAACAGAATATCCAACCAGTTGTCCTATGTAGCCAAAATCATCTGACTTCTGCAAACCCGCAAAACCTTCAGACCATTTGTTTTTAAAAGCCCACGGTGAAGCTGACTTAGTATCGTAGATCTTATGATCTATTTCGATATCGTCTTCACCACGAACCTCTGTACCAGCTACATTCAGCGTAACCTTATTCTTACCACCAGTGATGTTTGCACCTGATATGCGAAGTATCAGTTGCATGATGGCTTCAATCATATCACCATGCATCATTCGCATAATGTGATTGTAAGGCATGCGTGTCTTAGGCTTACCAGCCTTTTCCATTTGGAGTTGGCAAGTAGGCTTTGATATGTTGGACATTCTCACACGGAAAGGCTCCTGTTCACGGAAGAGCTGTCTTTCAAGCCCTTCCCTGACCATCTCAACAGCCTCATCAATCCACTCTTTTTTAATTTCGAGCTGATCAGATTCGTTGTTTGCAAGCCTTTCCATGACTTGATGTATTTTGGCTTCGAGGATCAATCTTCCAAGTCCGCATCCAAGTCACCCTCAAGGGCACTTAGAACATCATCATCCATTGACTTGCGGCTTAGTGCTGCTTCGTACTTGGCTTTGATATCAGCGTTGTCAGTTTTAACCATCTCAGCAAAGTGAGCCAGTGTCTTGAATGTGTTATCATCCATTTCCACAGGATTTTTAAGATCAGGTGAGTAGTGCCATGTGTAGTAAGTTACATCACCATTTTGATGTTCCTTTGTAGACAACTCACACCAAACGTCAGAGTAGTTCCGACCACCTAACTTCTTAATAACTTCATCCTCGAAGTTCATATAGGAAGTCTTCTTGTTCATGATGATTGCAGGCACGTTTTCAACCGTGACCTCTTCACCTGTAGCAGTCTTACCTGTGTAAGACACTAGGCATCGTAGCTGACGAAACAAAGTAATAGATGCATACTTAGCCTTCTGTTCTTTAGGCCAATCTTTCATTACTTTTGATAATGGTTTACCACAACGAACAGTGCCTGTCTCATCAATAGCCGAGTGGCTAAGGAATGGGATCATTAGTGTACGGTTGCGTGGCTTCTTTGCTTCTGCATCGAAGTCAATCCATTGGTAAAGTTGAGATAACACACGGATGTTTACCTTCTCCGCATAAACCTCTTGATCATAGTTCTTTAACCAAAAATATCCTTCGTAATTACGGATATCATTACCAGCATCATCTCTTTTCTTAGATGAGATTTTAAGCTCTGGTAGTCTGCCCTTAGACTTTGGTTGCTTATCGCTCATGCCTAGAGTGGCATGTAGTGCCTGCATATCTGCTTCAGTGTATGTAGTTAGTTCGCCCATTACCGGGTCTCCTTTTATAATAGAAATGTTATTGTACCTCAGTTAAGTGTTCTAATCAACACTTATCTCTTCTATATTCATCCAATTACTACCGACTGAGTATTCGGTATCTAATGGGAGAACTGTCTGGTATCCAAACCTGTCACGAAGTTCTTCATCAACGCCACTCATAGCCCACTGTAGTGCCTTACCTACGTCCTGTATTTCGGTTGGATGTATGTCTACTACGATGCTATCGTGTACAGTCAGGATGAGTTTACTAAGCAGACCCATCTCTCTGAACTTACGAAGAGCACGGATGCAGGACAGTGGTACAATGTCTGCTGTAGCAAATGATTGGCAGGGGAAGTTCACAACCTGAGTATGATTTGTGATCCTACCATTGCGAAGACGCTTGGCATTAGGAAAGGCAAACTGACGACCACTCGGGGTTTGTATATATCCCCGGTCTAATACCTCATCACCGAGCCTTTTGTGCCATCGTGCAAGACCCTGATAGATTTTAAAGTAGGAGCTGAAGTATGCACGAACATGATCTGGTTCTCCCATACCCATTCCGCCATATAAGGGTTGGAATGTCTTGGCCTTGGCTTGGGACCTTTCATCCTTACTTACCTGATCCTCTGGCTTTTGTAGAATTATTGAGGCAGTCTGCTTGTGTACGTCTTTACCGTTAAGAACATCATCAATGATTTGTTGATC